AGATATTCCTCGTTGAAGGCTGGACCCCATACTTCGTCTATCATCTCCCAAGCCCCCTCGATTTCCTCCGGCGTCACTTGGTCCGCTTGGCCGTTGTTGTGCATCAAGGTCCGACCCAGTGCCTTGTCCAAGATTCCTTCTTGCGGTGGCGACAACCCCAAGAGACGGTCCCCCAAGACTTCCGCTACCTTCTGCGATAAAGCGTTCAGTTGCTGTTGATCGAACATTTTCATTTCCCTTCCATTTCATGATCACAAGGTCTGGATTGCCAAGACTCTCATCCCACCCTGACGCTCTCCATTGCCTTGTAACCTTTTTATACTTTTCCTCGCTACCACCAAACTCAGGGTCGCGCAAGAATTTTTCATTATATGGTATTCTATCAACCTCTTCAAATCCAAACTGAGCATAATAGTCTGGCAAAAAACCGTTTTTGTTTTTTGCTGTCGGCACAGCGTATGCGTCAAGCGCAGTCGCGCCCTCTTGCAAAGCCTTTAGAATAGACGCGGAGCCAACGCCCTTGCCGACATTTCCGGCCTCGTTATTCATAACGCCTACAATCGACACTTCATTTGGCGTTAGTTCTGGGCTTGTTGCGCCATACTCTTTCGCATAGTCAGTGTTTTTATTCAGGCCAAAATAAACTGATCCGGCTGTGTCGCCTTTACCCTGTCTGCCCAAAGCATAGAACACCAGTTCACCCGACTTGGCCTTTCGGTCAAGCTCTGACTTTGTGTAAGTGGACAGTGTGGCTGACATTGAGTTTTCCCTCACTGCCTTGATAATCTCAGCGGAGCCAAGACCATCCGGGTTTGGATTTGATTTAGGCCCAACAGGGTTTGTGGTCATGCGCCAATTGCCTTGCTTTACGTCTTGTAAAAGCAACGCCTGTCTCTTGCTCTTAACAAAGCCCGGCTTTGCTGTAGGTATTTTGGCAAGCCTCTCTGGCGTTAACTCTGCAACTGGCAATTGCATTGCTATTGATCTAGCCGCATTTGCCCTTGTGCTTCCACCAGCCAGCTTTTCGTTAATAGCCTTGTCAAAAATGTCGTCTGCCTTAACGCCAAATGGCACTTGTGCGACAGGGTCGCCGAACAATCCTATCGGATAGGATGGGTGGGCCACCCCGCCTTCTATTTCTCTGATGTCAACTGGCGGCTTAGTCTTGTCAATTTTGACAAGCACAGAACCTTGGCCGATCTCATAGCCAGCCTCAGTCGGGTTGATTGTCTCTCTAATAAGCCGCCCTATTGGCGGTGCGCCAAGCTCTTGATATGCGGCTTGGTCGAGCTTGTCGGCAATTGCGGCGCGGTACTCAAATGATTTGCTTTCCAAGTGCGCCAGACCTTCGGGGCTAAAAATGTCCGGTAAGTCGGGGAATGCTGGATCATTTGATAGCTTTTGCGCAATTGCTATTTTGTTTTCTGGAGTAATAAACCCCTCGTCTGCATATGCGTTTAATTGGCGGTGTAGAATGTTGGCAAAGTCTATGTTTGATCTGTGCGCCCTTGGCGACATAGTTGAGACAAGCATATAATCAGCACCACTGTTTTGGATGCGCTTTGCAATCTTAGGGTCAAGTGACGCAAACCCAAGTCCTTGGTCGCGTGAAGTCTTTAGCGTCCCATATCCAGACCCGCCCATAAGGGCGCGTCCTTTAATTGGTGCTTCTGAAAGACCTTCGTATGTGCGGCCAAAGTCAAGCATATCGGCTGGCACAAAAACTACTTTTTTACCAGCAATACTTTCAAGGGGAAACTCAGTGGATCCGACTGTTGGCAGTTTTACAGCAACCTCTGTAAGAACTTCATTCGCAACCTTTCCACCACTTATCAGTTTTTGCCCGGCGACAATAGCCTCATCAACAATGGCTGTCGGGTCAACATTTGCCCCAAGCATTGCGCCGGATGTGCGGTCTGCAATGCGTCCCGGCGCACCTGCTGCGTAGTCTGAAACAGCCTCACCGACAGCACCAGCCATCTTTGGCACAGCCTTGGCAACCGGCTTGACTGCTGCCGCCGCACCCGGCAACCCGGTCACTTCGCCAACCAATGCTGCATCTTTAGCCAGAAACTTGTACGGCTCTGGGATGTCTAACGTATCGACAAAGTCAAAGAACGTCTGCCGCCAAGCCTCGGTGCCGTAGTTTTGCTGCAACCTATCAGCCGCGTCTTGTGAAGCCGGGCCAGCGCCCATTGCAAGTAAATCAGGAATAAGGCCCATTATCCCAGCCCCTGCTCCTCCGGTCATGCCTAGTAAAGTAGAGCCACCAGCAGCAGCTACCTTTGCCGGGTCTCCTGTCACACCAAGTTCACGCATTGTCGGCGCATCTGCGCCAGTGTAAAAACCTTTTGGCTCTGGGATGGCCACGCCAAGCAGCACCTTGTTGTCATCGCCGCGAGTATATTGCAGATTGGCACCACTATCGTAGAGGTCGTATGTTGCCATCATCTCTTCTTCAAGCGGCTTCATTACTGCGAATCCTCCAAAGTCTTGATTGCTTCAATAATTTTGGCATTACGGGTCATCCACCCAAGCCTGTCAGACTCGTCCCTTGTTGCATAAAGGCCGTCCCTGATTTCATCAACGCTGCCGCCGTCAAGGCCGTTTTTTCTGCCCCACGCATCAACAAGATCTTGAGCCGCCTTAATCTGCTCTGGACTGGCCCCTGCTGGCTCAAGTGTTTTGAGCTTATTCTCAATCCAAGCAATCGGGTCAAGACCGGGGTCCCTGCGCTTGGCTAGAATAAGCTCGTTTTGAATTTTGCCAATTTGCTTGATGCGCTCTTTTTCGGCTGCTGACGGGAAAAGAGGGGAAGCCTCTGGTTGGATGGCGTTCCTCAATATTGTCACAGCCTCGGCATAGTCCTCATCTTTTAATGCGTCCAGTTTGCCGTACCGTTTCCTATACTCGCCCATTGTGATGTCGTGATTATCAAGGGCGGTCATCAAAGCCTCATGCGTCATTTGCCCTGCCGCCTCCAGCCTGTCCAGCCCAATGATGGCGTCTGGGTTGTTTGCCGCCGCGCTAGAGTAAACAGCAGAGCGCATTGTCAACGCAGCCTCTGGGTCAATTAATTCCAACTGGCCAAGCAACGCCTCAACGTCTTGGCCGGTTCTGCCGGGAAACGCCATTTCAGTCGCTATGTCTCCGCGCAAACCAATGGATCTCTCTTGCCGTACCCTAGCCAACTTACTGTCCAAAGACGCCTCAAGGCCAAGCTCTCGGCTTGTCACATCAAAAGAGGCATCAACAGCCTCGCGCATTTGCTCTGATGTCATGTTGCCAACAATGCTTTTGATCCTTGGGTCCTCGACTTTGCCCATCATTAGCTCAAGTCTGTGCGCATTTGGGCTTTCAACGACCCAGTCGCGCACCTCACCCACAAACGCCTTGTCCACAGCATCGTCAAACTTGTCCAGCATTTGCTTTGCCAAAGTTGGGTCAAGCGAATCAGCGGCAGCATTAAAAATTTTGTTGCGCTCTACAGTCAAAACATCATTTATTGAAACGCCACCCGGCACCTCGCCCATAGCCACAAAATCACCCACACCTGAGATAATGGTGTCGATTGATCTTATGGCCTTGATCTTGTCCTCTTTTGCCCTGATTTCTGCAATTTTATTGGAGTGCGCCACCAATGCGCTGTTGCCAACCGTAGATATGCCAGCGCGGAGAGGTCGGGCATACGCCGGGCTGATGTCGTACATTGCCCCGCTGTAGCCGTTAATTACAGAATCAATCTGCTGTTGCAGTTTTGCCGTTGGCATTTCGCTCTCGGCGGCGGCAAGGCGCAACGCCGAAATCTGATTCCGCGCTGAAATTTCCAAGTCTGACGACACAGCGGAAAGTGCAGCTTTTCTAGCAGCGCGGTCATATACCGTACCCTTGCCGCCCGGCATCAACTCCTCGCGCTCTTCCGGCGTTTGCGCGTCAATTAATTGCTGCGGCGTAGGCGCATTGCCAGCACCATACTCTGCGCCCTCTATTTGGGCCTGTACCTCTGCCTCTCTAAACGCGGCGCTGGACATCCTGTCTAACTGATCAGAAATAGTCGCAGCAACACGCGCCTGTGCGCGTGCTGTGCCAGCATAGTCAACTGTTGGCAGGCTGGTTATCTGTACGCCTAGTGGGCGATACTTAGGTAATTTAGCCACTTGGCCCTCCTATGCTATGCTGCTCTGCATCTGATAGCCGCGACCCAGACTGCCAATAGCAGAAGCAAAGCCAGCTTGGCGTGCTGCCGTAGCCTGCAATCCATATTGCTGCTCCTGCATCCTGCCGCCAGCCAGCGCAATAATTTCGCCATCTTGCAGCGTGTACAGTTCTTGTGCGCCCTTTGCCATTGCGTATTTACGCAACGCTTGGGCAGACCCGCTGAATGGATCAATGCCACCCATACCGGCTCTAGCTGTAATGCTGGCCGAGGTTTGCAAGATGTTGTCCAATACCGTGATTGCGTTCTGTTTGTATTTCAAGCTCTCCTGCTTGGCCTGCAACTTGGCGTAAGCGCCTTGCGCTGCTAAACCACGCGCTTGTGTTTGCGCCGCCTGTAGCCCCATAAAAGCTGACGCCGCCATCATTGGCATTGCTGCACCCGCACCCATATTACTGCCCCACACTAACTTTGTAATCGATGCCAAGCAGTGTCATTTTTAGTGGCACCTCTTGACCGATTGTGATTTGACCATCGTAAGTATAACCTAAAACGCCGTGTAATGTCTTGATGCCGGTAAACTCACTGACAGCACTGCCGAACACATTCTCGCCAAACTTGCGAAATGGGATTTCCTTGCCATCAATCGTCATCGCTTGTGTTTCAAAGATCTCAGCGTTGATTTCAAATATTCGCTTCTTAAACCCCTTCAGAGAGCCGCTGGACAGGTTTGGCTCAACCGGCAGTGTCTTTACCTCTGGAGTAAAGTTAAGCCCGACCTGATAGCTGCTAGACGCCGCTGTGGCGAATGTAATCGTGTATGGTGATCCGGGTACAGTTTGGTCAGGCTCAATAACTCCATCACGCACGATCTTGACCGTTTTACCTTGCAGATGATCCATTGTAACCGAACTGGCGGCACCACCTGTTTTGGCGCTATCAAGTAGCGTATCTGCATCGAACAACTCCACATAGTAAACTGTTGCGCTGTTAACAGTACGCTTGACCACCGTATAGATGTCGTCAACGTCAACGCCAATGTTTAGGAACTCACCATCTGTTGTCCACTCTGTTGGCGCGATGACGTTCTGACTACGCAGTAACGTATAGCACGCAATACTGCCATCATCGCCATTAACGATCATTAACCTGTCGCCCTCGTCTGTGGATGTAGCAACACGCACTGCCATCTCTTCTGGGCTTTTGAGAAGGTGCGATGATAGCAACGAGATCTTGGCAGACGTATAGGCTTGCACAGTGTCGCTAAAGACGAACTCTTGCAGCGCCTTACCTTGCCGCTGGATAAACAGTGTTGAGCCGTCCACGTTTTGCAACCGGATACCGGGCTTCATCCCAAACGCGGTTTGTTGCTTAACAATCAGGTTGGTTGGTGTGATAGGCTCATCTAAGGTTTGCGGCACATAAAACTCTGCGCCGGTTGTAAAGATCTGCAAATTGCGCCCAGAGTAAATATCCACTACCGCATTAAATGTGCCGGTGTCCAAAGTGGCCTCAACGCCATCATCGGCCAATGCCTCACCGGGGTTAAAATTAAAGAAATCGGATACGCGAGAGCCAAACAATGTTGACGGCCTGCTTTTAGTCCCGCCAAAGAATAAACGGCCCTCGTGGAATGTAACTGAACGCGGATATCCCCTAGCCGCAGACCACACATCCTCATAGCCGTGTTCACTGTTCCAGCTTCCGGCAGCGATTGCGCTAGTATCGAAAAACGGTATATCGACAAAAGCCTTCATTTCTGTGGCGCTTACAAATTCCACATACCTAGCCCGGCCAAAGCCACTGCTGACATTTGCATATTCATTGACAGCCGCTGAATTGAACGCTTTGACTTCGTATTGGCTGGTCGCATCCGGCGCTGTGTCCCACGCTGGAAAAACAGTAAGCACTTTTGTTGACCCAACGTAATCCTCAACATGACGCTTTTGCCCAGATCCTGTACCGCTTGTAAGCTCAATAAACATACCATTGGGCTGATCGTCAGCAGTAAAACTAGATGCTGATTTTAGCGTAATAGTGTCAGCGCCTCCGGCTTGGGCTGTGCCTGTATCTGTCGTAACTGATGACGCAGTTATTGTAATGTTGCCAGACACCGCTGACGGCGTGATTGTAAACTGTGGATTGTGAAAATCTATTGCATATGCAAAAGACGGCACATGATCAAATTCAATAACGCTGGCAGTCCAAGTTGCATCTGTTGCACCGCGCACAATCTTGGTTGGCGGGAGATCCTCATGCACCACGATGACGGTGTCGGCAGACTGCACCCAATTCATCTCAGGCAGTATGGCCGATGTCAGGCTGGCTATGCTTAAAAAAGCATTCCCGGTGCCGTTGATGTTGGTGATCTGTGCGCCGTCCTTAAACACATACATTTTGCCCGGCGTGAACACCAGCATATAGCTGTCTGAAATGCTAAACTCAAACGACACCATCCGCACAGCCGTACCAGCGCCGCTGTCTAACGCGGCGACAAACTTAGTGCCATCACGCCGCTTTGCCCCGCCCTGCGGCTGAATGCTGACGTTCCTTGCTGTGGTTAATCCAGACTTGTACTGTGCAATGTCAGTACGCGCACGCAGCTTTGGATCTAACTCACCGCTGGTGAAATCATTCTGGATCTGAATGATGCGGCTCATGTTAGTACCTTATGTCGCTAATCGGGAACTCTTGGATGTTCTGGGATGGCTTGTCTGCGCCGTCAATGTTAATTGCAACGCGCACTAAACCGCCACGCATATTCTCCGACAGCGAGCCATACGCCTTGGTGTAATAGTAATCAGCCTTGGTAATCTGGTCTGTGATTGGCTCGGCAAACTCAGCCGCCAGCGCAGTCTTTAGCAGGCGCACAAAATATGGCGGGAATACGGCAGGCTCTGGCCGGTACTGGTAATCAATCCACACCTCTTCCAGATTTGTGTACAGGCCACCGGCATAAAACTCATAGTCGCGCACAGTGTTTGAGCCAACAGAGCCTGATGCAAACACAGCCTTGGGGTTGCCAAGCACATCGCCGGGGATCTGATATTTGTATTTCCATTCATTAATGGGTGTGTCGGCAAGCTGTGCCAGCTTCACCTTTTTTAACGTCCAACTGTATGGGTACTGCATTAGCAGTGTGTCGCGCACATCGTCATACAAACGATCCGCAACCTGTGCCTCATCGGTGCCAGTAGCAAACGATGAAAGCGGAGCAGCGCCAAGCATGATCAGTGCGTCCGAACATATTGATAGTTTGGTATCACCAGACGCCATTGCGCTACTCCAAAATGAGAAAAGATGGGGCCGGTTGCCCGGCCCCTATCCGATTAGTCGCCGTCTGTGTTAGCCAGAACTGTGCCGTCAGTTACGTCAACAACGCCAGAAGCGTTTGTCAGAACGTAGTTTAGAGACACAACTTGCGTGCCGCCTGTTGACGAGCGCACAACGATTACATCACCAACCGCCAGAGTGTCTGACAGGTCATTAAAGTAACCTTCGGTGTTAACATCTGCAACGGCGTCTGTCGTTGCGTAAGAGTACAAGCTAGGTGCTACACCCTTTTTAGAAGCGCCAATTACGCCCCATCCATCTGCTGAAAAAGCCATTTGTCAGTCTCCTCTCTATTCAGTCGCTGAGATTTTGACAATGCCATCGTCATCAATAGCAACCGCACCAGCGGAGAACATTGAAGAAACGAGGAATGACGTTTTCTCAGGAACATAGTTGATTTCTGACTTTTGGTTCATGCCGATGCCCATACCAACTGCATCGCGGTGGAACGCAAAGCAGGTGCGAGTTGACGGCAGTGGCAGGCCACCCTCGTCACGATCACCAAGGGTGATGAACTTGAAGCCGAGGAAAGTGTCGATCTCGCCTGTAGACAGAGCCTTAACAGTAGCAAAATCACTAGATGTTAACTCAGTCTCGTCAAGCAATGCTGACAATCCATTTGCATGAATTACCATACAACGGCCCTCTGATGGCACGTTCTTTGTATCCAGAGCCTTTTTAGCTGCAAGCAGCTTGGCAAGGTTCATGTTAGTGCCTGCGCCACCAACTGATGTGGCAACGGTTGATGGTGAGGAAGCTGCATTGAGCGCATCAATAACTAGCTGATCCATACGACGCCCGATTGCGTTTGACACGACTTGTACCAATTCACGGCGCTCATCAAAGTTGACTTTTTGCTGTGAGAAGATATCGCTATATTCCGCAGCAATGTAGTCGCTCATTGTGGCTGTGATCTGTGAATAGGTCACGTTAAGTGGTGTTACGTCAGTTTGCGGTACGCGAACTGTTGCGGTGCCTTTTCCAATTTTAGGAAACTTCACCTGATTGCCTTCAACATTTGTCCGTTCGCGGGTTACGCCAGCCAGCTTACGAGAAGCCTGATATGCCTGCTTAACCTCGGCATCGAACAACTGTACAAAAGCGTTGGAAATGCCTACTGCCATTTTCCTATTCCTTTTGAAAAGTTAAAACACGATTTAGCGCCTAGCAGGTATCCTTTCGGGCTGCGGCTTGGGCATATACGCTACGCCCCCAAGCGGGGTTGACAGGTCGCAAAGCGGGTGTCCGTCAAGGGGGATTATATGACAAAAGGCGGGGACTGTAAACAACCCCCGCCCCAATGCTAGATGGCGCTATATTCTTGTGAGCCATAAGCCTTTTCAAATGCCTTTTCGACCTTGGCGCGGAACGCCGGATCGGTCTGATACTCAGGCTTGCCAACCATCGACATTAGCTCATCCTTGGACGGCGCACCGTCTACCGGGCCAATGTCAACCGGGATTGGCTTGTCACCATAGTAGCTGCGAACCTTTTGCAGCGCCTTAATGCCTTGTGCTGTCCCGCCCATAATCTTGAACTCTTCAAAATCATCCGGCCCCCACACGCCTTTGTTGACTAGGCTCTGCGCCCACGTTGTCATTGACTTAATAGTTGCGTCAGCATTTGGGCCTAGCTTTTTGTATTCCTCGTCATGCGAGATAGCAGCCTCTTCATTTTGTAGGCCAGCCATTTCAATGAACTTTCCAGCCAGATCATTAAACGCTGACTGGCTGACGCCATTGCTTTTGGCCCATTCCCGGTACGTTGAATAAAGCTCATCGTCCTCTGGAATGCCAGCATCTGTGAAGACAGACTGATCATACTCATCTGGTACCTTATGCTGACCTTGCGAAAATTTCTTTTGCAACTCAGTGTAAGACTTAACCAAATTTTCAAGATCAGGGCCATCTTCATCGTTCCAAAATTTTTCTGGGAAATAATCTGGCCGGGTAAACTCGACCTCGTCATCTTCTGACGCCACAGTAACGCTATCAACCGATGGCTCTGCGTCTGGTTGTAAGTGTGGAATAGACTGCTCTTCTGTTTGCTGCTGGTTATCGTCACCCTCTGCTGTGGCATCGGCCAGTAGCCCTTCAGTTTCGCTCATAGTTCTCTCGCTCTTTTAATGCGTCGCTCAATTTCTCGAACCAGACTATTCTGGCCCTCTCTGGCATAGCCGTGACTTGCTTCCTCGCCGGGATACCAAGTCGGCTGCTCTATTGTCATAGAACGCAAATGGGTGAGCAACTTTTGCCCATCGTCACTGCCAAACACGCGCAGATACAAACGATCTACGTCATCCTTGTCTACCTGTTGTTTTTTGCCGATCTCAGGGTTTGCGTCCTGTAGACCGTCCCAACCTTCTGGGTTCATTGTCTATATTCCTTCTGGTGGTGCTTCTTGCGGTGCTGCGCCTTGTGCTTGCGCCTGCGCTTGCATCTGCATCATCTGCTGCGCCTGCTCCATCATTTGTTGACGCTCCTGCGGTGTTGTTCGCAGATCCGCTGGGATGCCCAGCTTGTCAGCAACATAGTCTGGGATGCTGCCGGTCTTCACCGCCATCTGGCCTTCCGGGCCAAGCGCCGATGACATCTGCACCCACTGCATAATCTTCTCGATGTCGCCCATATTCTGTGCCTGCGCAATCGGGCTGATGGGGATAACCTTTACCTCAAGGCCATTGACCTTCAGCGGCATTTCAATCAAGCCGCGATCATCCATCACATACAGGATGCGCGATATCATTGGCACCATAGTCTCGGTGATTAGACGACCAAACGCAGACCCAAGGTTCTGGGCCAACTCTTTCATGCGCTCTGCAATCTCTGTTGCAGACCGGGCCGACATATTGTCTGGCGGCAGTGTGTCATCTAGCAGGATCTTTTTGATGTTCATACGCAGATCATTGATCACAATCTGGCTGACATTGAAATCGCCAGATCGCGGCATCTGCCGCAAGCTCTCACCCTGCGGCCCACCATTACGCGCAACTGGGATGATTGCACCCGGCGCAATGCGAATGGTCTGCGGGTTCAACACACCATCGTCAGCCGCTGTGTAAACGCCAGCAATCGACAGGCTGGCATTCTTTAGCAGCAACTCTAGCGTCTTGTTCAGCGTCTTGATGTCTGGGATGGCTGTGACCAGCGGCCCCCGGCCATACACCTCACCGGCTACCTTCATATAACGCGCAACAATCCACGGCGATGATTTCATGCGGCGCATCAGTAAACCGACTTTGCCCTCGGCCCAGATGACATGATAACAAAAATCGCCCTTTTCGATGTCATACAGTGTGGCCTCAATCAGATCAATCTCTTCAGTAGGCTTCTCATCGATCATACGTTGCAGGCGGTCAGGGATCTCTGCGTCAGTCCAGTGCTGCTGGATAGCCTCGCCCTTGAGCCGCATCCGGCGATAAACATTATCGACCTTGCCGTGTGCGCCCTCTTCAATGCTGACCAGATATTGTGGCACTGCTGTAAACCTAATCGGCGTCATATCATCGCCATCTTGGATTAGCATCACGGCAGTGCCAACTGACAGATCCAGCAGAAACTCACCCATAGCCAAATCAAAATTTGATTGGCGCAAAACCGAAAACATTTTTTCAGAATATACATCTAGCGCAGCTTGCGCCTCAATCCTGCGGTCTTCTGGTATGTCAGCACCCGGCTCTAGGCGGCACCAATTTGCATACGGCGGGAACAGGCCAGACTGGATGCGGTTGGCAAAACGCTGCGTTGCATTGATCGCGGTGCTGTCGAACACGCGAGCCATTTTGTTTTGCCCCGGAGATCCCCCGCCCTCGTAATAGCCATCGTAAAGATTGCGTTGCGGCAAACCGAACTCATAACAATCTTCATAAATTTGACGCCAGTTGTCCTTGCGGCGCTGCGCGGCATCGTGCCGCTTTAGGATTTGCTCAACACTATGCACTAGCTTTGTTCCTTTTGCTTATGGCTGCTGCCTTCTTTTTGGCGTCTTCCTTGGAGCTTGCGCCCCAAGCGCGAAGCGACAAGAGCAAGCGCGTTGGCTCACCATTCTTTTTTTCTGGCCCCGGCATATTACCCATACGCGCCAAGAAAGAGGCGCGGCGCGGATTGTCGCCAGCCTTTACTGGTGCTTTTAGGTTCATCCCCTCGGCCTTGGCAGACGCTCGGCCTTTGGCGTTTAGACCGCCCTTCGGGTTTTTGCCCTCAGATCTTTGCCAAGCCGGTGACCTAGCCACGCGCCGCCCTCATATTATCAATTAGATTGGGGTATGGACGACCAGCTTTAGCAGCCGCACGCATAGCCGCACGCTTTTTAGCTGGCGACAATCCCTTTGGCTTGCCCAAACCCTTGGGGCGCTTTTTGTCCCAGACCTGTTTAGGCTTTTCCATAACTGCTACCCTTCTTTTTCATCATCTTGGTTTTCATGCTGACGTTGGTGACACTGCCACCAGTTTGCCGGGCATACTCTTTTGCCGCCTTCATGCCAGCCTTGCTGTATGCAAAGTGACGAGATTTACCATCTTTGGAAACTACCTTTGGCATTATGATGCTCCTAATGTGTCAGCGGTGAACCTATCGCCACTCAATAGCGAGCGCGATCCTAAACGCCGCAAACCAGCCAAACGGCGGCGGCGGTTTTCTTCTTCCATTTTTTTAACAAACTCTGTTCGCTTAACTGTGGCAGGCCCACCAGCATCAGGCCCACCAGCATCAGGCCCACCAGCATCAGGCCCACCAGCATCAGCGCTTGTTGGGCCTTTCATCAGTAAGCGGGGGTCGGCCTCTTCGGCACCCGCGCCACGCACTTCCGGCACTGTCAGGTTACGGCCAAAGTATTTACCGGCTGGCGTGCGAACACCCATCATCATGCCTCTTTCGTAGACAGGTGTGCCGCCAGCTTCTAATTCTTTAATTACCTTGGCACGCATTGCAGTGCCAATGCCTGACAGTATTGCCGCAACAGGACTCGGAACCCCGCTTAGACTTTCATCAGATTGGGTCTGACGCGCCTGCACTTGCTTAATTGCTTGGCTGCGGCTGATCTGGCTGTTGTATGTTGGCGACTTGCCAGCGGCAGCAGCCATTGCTGTGTAACGTGATGCGGCTGCGGATTGGCCTCTTGTTCTAGGTGGTGCCATCTCTCTATCCTAATGTTTCTTGGATGCCTGTTTCGGCGTTTTCACGTTCTGGCGACAGCAACATACGC